AGAATTAAGCTGTCTAGTATAGAATTGCGATCGGAATCCTTTATCAATGGCAAGTCTTTGTTTGTTTTCAATATACTCTTTGATTTCGTCATCGGTTTTTCCTTTAAAGTTTTTTAAGTTTTTTAGCACCTTAATTTTATTAATCATGGGTAAATTAGGGTTCTTGTAAAGACCTTTATATTGTCCAGTAAGAAAAGTCCATGATCTATGACCATTATGACATCCACAAAGAAACCTTTTTGAATTAGGTATAAATCTACCCATAGCACGACATTTTCTAGGATTACCCTCTCTAATGGATTTCATGGTGTATGCTTCGCAAGTAATCTTATCTAATTTTCCCATTTTTTATTTTCCCAGGGTTTGATGTGATACTTTTTATTCTTAGCGACTGTATATCTATAAGCAGAATTTGTTTTTTTACCTGTATTTTTTAATGATGATAGTATCTTTTCAACAGGTACTAGATTTTTTTCAGATTCTAGTTCCCTTTTCTTTTCCATAGCTAACTTACAATACCATTTGTTGGTAATGTCATTTTCTAATTCGGATAAGGGTAATGTTGAAAGCTCTTTGATTAACTCCTCCTTCGCTAGACCTTTTCTTATAATTTTTTCTATTAATGTATTATTGTTATTAATGTTTCTATTAATACTGTTCTGTGAGGATACCCCAGAGTGTTCTCTCGTGTACTTCTGTGTGTTCTCTCGTAGTACCTCTGCCTTTAAATAGCTTGTGTTTATTGAGTATAAATTAGCACTAGCAAGTCGCTTAATAGTAATAATATTAAGGTCCGCCAAAAGCCTACAGCTTCTACGAATAGTCATCTTAGATAGCTTAGTATCTTTAGTAATAGTTGAGTATCTAATAGCACATTTATAGTCGCTAGATTTCCATGCATATTTTAATAAAGACATAATAACAGTCAAGCAATAAGCCTTACTCGTTCCAGATAAAGTATCAAGTTTATGATACAGTTTATAAGTTAATAATAAAAATGACCTAGAAGTATCGTACTTGCCTTTTTTTTGCCACTTATCTGCCATGTTTGCAAACCTCACTGTGTCTTTTATGCAACATGTTTAATTCATCTAACCAAACATCTTGTTCAGTTTCTACAAAGGTAACAGGGTACTCAAATAGCCTCCTCCATACAAATCTAAGGTCAATATCGTATCTTAACCCATCCGTTGAAATTTGAGGGTGTTTTAGAGCTTCTTGAGGGTGTTTAATAGGGGTTTCAATCTCATAATAGAACAATAAATAAGCAGGTATATTACAACGCTTAGCAATCTCTTTGGTAACAGTAGTTGCCTTGTTAGTATGTCCTTTGTAATAAGCTGTCTCAATCATGGCTAAAGGTTCATAGCAAAACTTACATATCTCAACAGAGTCAATATCAAGCATTGCCACATTTTCCCATTTTCTATGCCACTTACTATATAAATCTTTATCAAAGTGTTGCGTGTGTCTAGCCATTATTTATAAAAAGCCTTATCGTTTTTCATTTTACTAATCATGGTAAGAAGATTATTATTTTCTTCTAACAATCGTTCATTAACTTCTTTCAATATCTCTAATTCTTTTTGTAAAAATATAATTTTCTGTTCAAGGTCTAAATCTCCCCATAGTTTTATACCCATGACATTACCTCCTTAATTATTTTTTATTTTATCTTTTCTATTTTTTTAATTGTCTTAACTGGAAATACAGTAAGTCCACCAACAGACAAATTATTTTCAGTATCATAAGAATAGGAAGTAAATAGCCATAGCTTATCTTTAGTTTTTTTATAAACAAATCCAGTATCACTACAGATAGCTACATCCTTTTTTAAAATATCCTCCTGATCTATCCATGCCTCATTAGTTTGCTGAATATCCTCCCATATAATTTTTACATGAGCATAAGGAAATTTAATTATTTTTTTTAATGTATTCATCCAAAATATCCCTCATAGTAACTTGGTTGTTAGTTAGCTTTTCTATCTTGATAATCATTTTAGGTCTGGGAAATCTTTTTGCCTGGCAGTAGCGTTGAGCCATCACAGCAGGATTTATTGATTCGCACCCTAGTTGCTGTCCTAAAACATAATAGGATAAATTGTTCTTTATTTTGTATTCTTCTAATGTCATTTTTTCCTTTGTTTTGTTAATTAAAATGGTTATAACATTTAATGTTTGACAAGCAAGTAATAAAAATGCTATCCACAGGAAACAAATCAGTGAAAGGAAAACAATGAAAGAACAATTAGCAAAAGAAATAAGATCTAAACTTAGTGGTGGTCAAGGGTACGAACATTTTAGTCCATCAAGTTTAAACATACCTATTCAAAAATATATTATTTCGTATGTAGCTTCCACTCAAGAAATGCGAAGAGCAAATAAGGTGGGATATAAAGCTCACTACGGATCGTTATGTGGTAATGTCGCTGCAAGAATAGTATCAAAATATATTTATGACAAAGCAGATAAGAAAGAAATAAAGCCAGAAGCGTTTGAACAAATCTTTGAAGAAGAAAAAGAAAAAATAAATAAATACAACGAACCTAAAGATGCAAGAGATGAGTATTGCAGAATAGAAATGATACCTTCGTGCAAAGCATCTATTCAACAAACTTTAAAGTTAGTCCAGGCTGTATTTGGAAAACGAGAACTATCTAGTGAACGATATGTGCATCATAAGCCAGAAGGTTTGGTCTTAGATATATTAGGTAGAATAGATTTTGAAAGTGAAGATAAATTTTTAGAATTAAAATCCAAACCAATTAATTTTAGAAAAAATAAAAATGGTTTTGCATCAGTCATTCAGAAACTACCACAGGATTTAGATTCTTGCGAACCAACATACCTCAAACAAGTTGCCTTCTACTGGGTAGCCAATGGCAGAAAAAAGAAACCTTACTTGGGTTATGTCAATCAGGAAACATATAAAATATTTGAACCAGAAAATGACAGGTTAGAATATCATTACCAACAATTATGTAACAAGGCATTTACCATACAGAATTTATTTGAAATTTCTAAAGGTGATCCTATGAAGATGGCACAGTATGTAGAAGCTCCTGATCTTAGTAATTTTTATTATTCTGATCTTACCGAAGAGCAGCAAGAGATCACCCACAAACTATGGAACTTATAATGATGGATCAAAACACGGCAAACAGAGTTATCCACCAAAAGAATAAAGATTTGTATAAGGTGGATGTATTTCAGTTGCAACATGAGATAAAACAAAAAGAAAACAAAGAGAAAAAATTGAAACAAACAATAAAAATTATGATTATCAGCTTTGTATTGCTGGGAACTGTAATGATTTCTAATTTGGATAGATTGTCCGAGATAGAAAATAAAATGTTTAAATGGTGGATTAAACTTCCAGAAATTATGGAACATCCATTTAACAAAAACCTAAAATAAGAAAGGACTAATGAAAACAAATATATACCAAAAACTACATAAGGCTTGTTGTGAAGCAGGTGGAGTGAAAAAAGCAGATAAGGTCCAGGGTATGAAGTTTAACCCTTTACTACATGACAGCGTTCAAGCGGTTGCTATGGAAGCTCTATTGTCTAATGGTCTGTACCCAATATGCACTTACGAGAACCAAGTAACAGATAGTTTTATAATGATAGTATGTAACATGAAGATACATGACATTGATAATCCAGATGACTTTGTATGTATCAATGGAACTTCTGCACTAGGAAATTTAGATAAGTTTGGAAGTGGTAATGGAATGTCGTATGCAAAAAAGTATGCGTTTCTTAATGCATTAAATTTACGAACAGGCTTAGACAGTGAGGATGGTTACGAAGCTAAACCATTTAAGTCTACTAAAGAATCACAAGCAAAAGCGAGTGGTAGCATCAATCAAACTCAGCCAAGAGCAGGAGAGGTTGATGTTGAGGATATTAAAAATAAATTTGCAAATGCTATTCATCTTCCAAGATTAAAATACTTGAAAGATACAGTTTATGCAGATCAGATTAAATATCTTAAAACTAAAAATCCAGATGGTTTTTCTGTACTCAAACAAGAGTATGAAAATCGTATGGAACAATTAAACAGCCAAAACTAATTGGCAATAAAAGGAGCAAACAACAATGGCAGACACAAATAAAGTGTATGTGAACCTAGTACCTAATCCACAATGGACAGAAGGTTGTAACCTTCCTGTAATGGTAGGACCTAAAAATGAGAACGCACCGACTGGTAAGAACTGGACTATCGGTGTAAAAATGCCTGACGGAACTTGGTATAATCAAGCTGCGTTTGCATCAAAAGATGAGGTAGGTGGATTAACAGTAATCCTTACACCATCTGGAGGTGCTGCAAAACCTGCAGGAAATAACTTTGCAAGTAAACCAGCTTATGCTAAACCAAATGCAGGGTTCAAAAATCAATTTTAATTGAGTTGAACCTCGTTCTTCTGGTGGGTTTTTGCGATAGCCACTTTCCCTTTCACTTAGGCTATTAGCTTTTTGTTTCCCACCAGAAGAGTAAAAAACAAAGGAGTATTAAATGACCAAGCCAATAAATTTAGAAGATCAAATCAAAAGTAAATTGCGAAACGAAAAAGATAAAGAGTATGGTGACTACGAAGTTAATTTTAATTTATTATCTATGCTTTGGTCGGTTGTTTTGAAAGATCATCTTCATAAAGATATTAAACCACATCAGGTGGCACAATGTATGGTAATGTTAAAGATGTTACGCACCACAGAAAAATATAAATCAGATAGTTATTTAGATGCTAGTGTCTATTTAGACATGGCAAAAGAACTACATAAAAAGTTATAGACAAAAGGGTTAAAATATGATTAAAAAAAGGAATATCGGTAGTTGTTTGTTTGAATACATAGAAGAATACGACACCGAAGAGAAGGCTGCAAAAGGAGAACAAGGTACTTTTGTAGAAGTAAAGATTGGCAAACTCAAACTTGAGAGAGCCTTAATTACGAAGGAGACATCAGATGGAACTGAAAATCCGTTTGCAAAAGCTGAAGGACCTACAGCAAAAGAAACATGATAAGTTTCTAGAACTAAGGTCTAAAGCGAACAAGTATCATCAACAATCAATTCAGTTGATGAACCAAGTTGTGCAGACAGAAGATCAATTATTGTCAATCAGATAGTAATTGGTACATAAAAAAAAACAACAATAAGTTGTAAAACAACTGAAGGGAAACTGTGCTCAACACTAAACAAAACAAAGAACTAGATCAAATATTAAACTTCACACCTTACTCACAATTAACGGAACGAGAAAAACTTATTTATTCTGTAGCTGCAAGGAATGGATATAACCTTGGCTTAAAACATAAGAAGCAATTAGATAGAGTAGAAGCTCTTTCTTTTAATAAAGAAGTAGTAAAAGTCAAGTATGTAAACAAAAACTTTTCTAACAAAATCTCAGAGTCTAGCAAAATTATTGGAGATGAAATTGTAAGCAAAGCTCTTACTATGTACAATGTTTCTTTAGAAGATTTTATATCTATTAAAAGAATACATCCTATTGTCCAGGCAAGATCGGTTGCTATTAATTTAATTAAAGAAGTGCTGAACCTATCTTTGAATAATGTATCTATGTTTATTGGTAAGCGAGATCATACAACTATGATCCATCACATACGAATGAAACATAACAAAGAACATCTTTGGCAAGAGGGTAAAAGAATCTGGGAAGATTACGATACGATTAAAGAATCTTTGTAATGAAAAAATCTAGTGCTTTAGCTTATGTTGGACACAACGCAAATAACAACAGAGAAGAAAATGATTTTTACCCAACGCCTGAATCTGCTACACAAGAACTATTAGACAGAGTTAAATTAACAGGAGATATTTGGGAGTGTGCTTGTGGAGATGGTGCCATGTCAAATGTAATGATTAGAAATGGTTACAATGTTTATTCTTCTGATTTAATTGACAGGGGTTATGGAGAAACAGGAATAGATTTTTTAACATCAACAAAAAAAGAGGACAACATAGTAACAAACCCACCATTTAATTTAGCTACTGAATTTACATTAAAAGCATTTGAATTATCTAGGGGTAAAGTAATTATGCTATCTAAAATATCTTATTTGGAAGGAGTTAAAAGAAGACAGTTAATATTTAACCAGAACAAACTAGAACAAGTTTTAATATTTACTCGCAGAGTTCCATTTAAGAAAAAATCTAGCAACACATTAGCTGGTGGATTAATGGCTTTTGGTTGGTTTATTTATGATGTAAATTATAATGGGAAACCAACAATAGACTGGATCTAAAATTACATTCCCAATAAAGATTTAAAACCTATTGTTAATATACTTATAGTTCCTTTTGGGTTCTGCCAATCTTCCTATCTTATTATTATGTAGGTACAAGTCAAAGCAAAAGTTATGACAAAATAATTTTTGTTCTGCGTTAATGATCCACCCACCATCAGATGCCATGTGTTCGTGATTACAAATGCCACACCTACCTGCAATAAATTCCCTTGCTTGTTTTTTCTTAGCCATTAACTTTTCTTATGGCGTTCAGCAAAATTCCTAGCAGCTTCTTTACTGCCAAACCCCCATGCTTTTAAAGCAAGTTTTAATCTAGTGGGATCTCCATTTTTATTTAATAAAGAACCTTTCATTCCGCCAAACCTTGCAGCGAAGCTAACTCTTCTTGGGTTCGTGCCAGACTTAACAGGAGCTTTTAAATTAGATCCTTCTGTTCTTTTAAAATGTTCTCTACCTTTTTGATTGAGACCACCTTTAGGGTTTTGAAATGCCTTCTTAACCATATTACCAACCAGTATACATAAATGGATTACAATGATCCATATTTTTTTCTATTTGTTTATTAATGATGTTGAATAACTTATTTATATAGATCATTTACTTCCACCAATGTAGCCACCAATAACACCAATCAATCCTGTAACTGACATCTTCATTAATGTAATGACAGATTCATCTACTGGTCTATTCTCTTCTAGTGCTACAATATAATCTCCAATAATAATTGTACCTAATAAAACTAGAACACCGCTTGTAATTAATAAAATTACTATGTCTTTAAAATTTTTTATCATCTGTCTGCTAACCTATCCATATGAGCATATATCCTACCAATAACTTTATCTAAAGACATCATCTCACTTTTAAGCATAGCTACAATCGTTGAAAGTTCTATCAATGTAATCAATGTCCATGTAGCTAATCCCATTAATATAGTTCCTAAAAGTGCTATTAACATTGTGTTAGTTTTTCTACTCATATGTTCTTACTCTTGATTTGAATATGCTTTAACACTCTACCCTTTTGTGAGCCTTGTTTGATTACATAGCCTGAAGTACCATGACCATTAATCTCAACTTCTTTTCTAGCTTTGTTTAGAAGTTTATTGCTATGTTCTATTTTTCCTTGTTCATAGTTCTTAGCAATTAAATCTTTTAGTCGTTCTCTCATTTAAACATATCTGAGTTAGGAGATTGGGATGATACACTTCTTTTAAATTCTTGCATACTTTTGCAAGTACATCGCTTAGTAGACTTAAACACAAACAGCTCACGCCATAGTTTGTTTTCCATTCTACTGAAAAAAGTAAGTAACTTTCTTAAAATAAAGTTGCGTATTATACTATACCAAGACTTCTTTTTGCAACCACAAAATTTTCTCATAAGGGTTTCCCCTGACCACGAGCAAATTTCTTTTTCTTATGAGCTTTGGAGTGTCTACCTTTTCTTACTACCTTTGACTTTTCTAGCTTTGCTATTCCGTGAATATTTTTTCTTGCCATTAGTTAATCCTTGTTGTGATAATAAACTTACTTTCTTTGAATACTGTGAACTGAAGGATTTGTAAATATCTTTTGACATTATTTTTTATTATATTTCTTGT